GTGAAAATATTGGTACAATTACTGTTGATCAGCGTTCTTTAGGGTTTATGCTTGTTTTCTATGGTCCTCCTGATGCTACTACTGGTGTTGCTTCTGCTTCTAAGATAGCTTATAATGCTGTTAAGACTTATGTTGTTGAGTCTCCTCGTTCTCTTGGTCTTCCTACTAGTTATCAAGTTTTAGCTCCTTAGGCTGTTGCTTTATTAAACATCTCCCAATTTGGAAAGTCCATTTTTGTATCTTTGTCTTTAAAGTAAATGAAATGTTCCACTCTGCGCGTTAGCGCGGTTAGGTTAGGTGATTCCCGGTACCATTGGTTAGGTTTGGTATTTGATGTGATATATATCTTTTTCGCTGTGAAATTGACTTGTCCTCCTTTGGTCTCGACCAATAGGGGGTACCGGTCCATTATTCTCAATAAAACGTCCCACGGTAACCATCCGTAGTAGTCGTCGATTACCACGTTCTCCTCTCCTTGATAGTTGCACCACCATGGGCTCCGTTGTTTCCAGTATTGTGTTTCAGCTGGACTATCTTCCAGAGCAAATCTCGACTTGCCTGTGCCAGGAGGGCCATAGCAGAGAAATATCTCAGTTTTCCAGGTTCGATTGGGCTGTTTAAGACTGCGATAGACGGCGAAAGCGCGGTGATATCTAACCCACTGTCCAAAATACTCATCTGCAATATCAATGTTTGAGACCCCAGATCGAATTCGGTCACGTATTTCGTCAAGGTCGTTACGAGCTCCTTGTCTCTTCGGTATCCCTTCATGGTAAGGTTCTGCCACTCTTGTCGCCAGTTTGTTGCAGTAGTCGATAGCTTGTTGCTGAGTTCCTCTTCTAATTTCAAAGTGCCCTCCAGCCAGCATTCCTCTAAGGCAGGCAAGAGGTTTCGCTTTGCTGAATTCCACGTATCCCTGGTAGTGTAGTGTTCCATGCTCTCCCTGCTCGAGTTGGTAGGTGAGATAAGTTCCGTCGGTGAATTGGTTAAGCGTAAGCGCATTTTCAGGGTTATTTAGTGTGAATAACCAGTTTCTGTTTCGTGACATTCTGAACCTGTGTACAGATGTTTCTGATACTTTACATAGTGAGGGGTTAGTATTACCCCCTCACTTCTGTACGGGTCTTTTTTTTACTATATTAGGGCACGTAGTCCCGATTAAGTAATGTTTTTGAATTATGGCGGGAAATCATACTCGCCGTATAACGGATTTTTATAATCTTCGTAGCCGTTGGGTTGCTTCTAAACCCTTCCAGCCACGTGGTGGTACGCCGGCTTCTCATTCGCAGCACGGGTTTTCTAAGGTTCCTCCTCCGTCTGAGCGTGGTCGTGGTGAGCCTGTTACCACAGCTACTGATGTGCGATTGGATTATCGTTCTAAGCGTCGTGGACGTGGTTCTCGCCGTGTTGTTGCTCGTGCTAAGAGATTTAGTCGTGCTGTGCTGAAAGTTACTGATAAGCGCGAGTCTTCTGTTAAGTGTATGTTTACTCCTACTGTTAATGCTGCTACTGCTTCTGCTGGTACTCAGGGTTTTATCTTTGATGGTGGTTTGATGCTTGGCACCTATAACAATTCTGTTGCTTCTGAGCGTGATTTGTTGCAAATCAGTACTGCTCTTGGTGATACAGCTACTTCTGTTACGAATATTCGTTTGAAGTCAGCTATGCTTGAAGTTTCATTGTTGAATGCGAATGCGTATGATACATATGTTGAAATTTTTACTATTAAGCCTCGTAAGGCTTCTCCTGCTACTGCTGCTTCTCTCTCTGCCAATTTTGTTTCTGGTTTGGCCGCTGAGCCTCCGGTGTTGTCTGCTACTGGTGTGACCGTTGCTTCTTATGGCATGTCTCCTTTTATGAATCAACAGTTTACCAAATCGTTTAAAATTTTGAAGAAGGAAACCATTAAGCTTAGCGGTGGTGCTTCTACTAATTTGATGTTAAAAACTTCTCTTCGTGGTTTTTTTAATCGTCGTGAAAATATTGGTACAATTACTGTTGATCAGCGTTCTTTAGGGTTTATGCTTGTTTTCTATGGTCCTCCTGATGCTACTACTGGTGTTGCTTCTGCTTCTAAGATAGCTTATAATGCTGT